TTATCGGTGAAACGTAGCGTAGTCTTTTAATGCCATTTCATGGCGTTTATTAATCATCACAGCCAATTCACTAATATGTACAAAGTAGGGAGATTTTTGGCTTCCATCTAATCTAAAACAAGGGAAAGGGAATTCCTGTTTATTAGCACGCTCATAAACTACTTTTTTAGTGAGGTGAGGATAGTAGTCTTGACAAACATCATCAAGCTGAACAACTAGGGCTCTATACTTCATAAATAAGTAATCTTCAGTTGATAGCTGCATACCCATATCTATCCTCCAAAACACACATCTTCAGCAAGATCACAATAGTGCTCATACTGACGCTCTACATCACCTATAAAGTCAATCATAATTTCCACCCCTTGCTGCTTCTACATCATCATTCTCCAAAAACGTTGTGTCATTCCACCAATTTTTATTGTCTTGAAGATACTTAGTGTGATCTTCTTGAGATCCGTTCCATTCTTCCAAAGTGATCGCATCTGCAATTGATTGCCCTACAGTATGGAATACCTGCAAAGCTTCTTTCTTAAGTCGATGGACCAACTGCTTACCAATCTTTTTGGTAGGAACTGGGTGCAAAAGCTCTGAATCTGGTTCTTCTGGAATATTTACTGCCCATAGGTTTTCAATTTTCATGTATTCAGCTCCAACAATGGCCGCAATTACGACATTCTGCTTGGAGGCCAGGGCCTGCATGGTTTGCTCCAAATGAAATCAGACTACTTCCACATTTAGGACATTGAATATTTGAATTAAATTCAATACTGGTGATTTTCACTTTATTTTTCTCCAGGTGGCTTCTTTTAACTTTGCATTGGCTACGTGGGCCAGAATTTCAGATTCATTCACATTATCGAAAATGTGCGCCATGTTGCCCCCGAACACTGTTAGTGTTCGGGTGATGGTGGAATAGTTGAATTTCAAGATGCCTGGCCCTCATCGTTGGCTGCACTTTCAAGCTGTAGGCGGCGGGTATTAACGATGCGCATCATGTCTGGCTGTGCAATCGGATCTAGTCCGCCAACATCTATTTCAAGTGCATCCAAAGTTGTAAGATCTGGGGCAGTCTGGATCTTCACCATTAATGATGGTTCAGCTTTAGATTGAGTATTTTGGAACTCTTGCAAGCGGCGGCTGATAGCGCGTAACAATGGTTGACGTTGGTCTTCTGTCCATGACTTTGTATAGCGGACGAGGGCATTAGCTTCCTCAGGTGTTTTAGTCTCAGGAAGTCTTGCGAGCAATTCTTGCAATTGGCCATTCCATGCTGCAGTCTCTGCTTTTACCTTGTCAAAGTAATGTCCACCTTCATTCGGGATGATGATTTCTGGTGATTCTGGCTCTAATTCTGTTAGAGCGGGAATGCATGCAGCTAATAATTCCAATTTTGCAGACTTGGCAGTATTGATAGCTTGAATTTGATCATCATTAAAACCGAACTGTTCGATACCAGAACAAACTGTTTCAACCTCATCGGCATCAACACAAGTAGCGATGGCATCAAGAATTACATCTTTATGCGCTTCGATTTCCTTTGCAGTAGGGCGTTTACTTGTCTGTTTTTTCTTGGTGTCAGGTACTTCATTAACTGGCAATGCTAGATCCAAACCTAAAAAGGTGTGATAGGCCTGCATCTGAAGTTTTGCATTTTCCTCGTCACGCTGGACTACACCACAACGAATGAAATTCATCACATCAGAGCTATTATTAAATTTAGTCTTGTGGATTTCAGCACATGGGAAAATACAGACATAGATCTCTTGACCTTTTTCTAGTTCATCGATTGTGCATGGCTTGGTGAATTTAATCCCAGCCAATTCCAACATTTCTAATTGAATGCAAAATTCATAATTAGGCAGACCAAAAACGGTCGCTGGCATTTGGTCCAGAGTACTGAAATCTTTATCTGCATGAAGAACACCATCACCAGCGTAACGACATAATACTGTTTTACCTTTTTGTAGAGCTGCAAAAGCCTCTTGGGCATTTAAAATATTATTCATAGCCGTGTCCTAGTGATGCATCTGGTTGTTTTGTTGATTTTGAACTTGCGAAGGCATTGGTAATTCCCAGCCTTGTTGGTCGGCACGTGCTTGGCATGCCTTTCTGATACCGGCATAAAAATTAGTGCCGTTAAACGTACTCAATGCCTTTTCTAAAGTAGCGGGCTTATTCGCTTTGCTGATAGATACCAAGGCATCTTGAAAACGCTGGCCCATAGACTTTTGAACAAGCTGATTCTGTTGCTGAGATGTGTTTTGGTTTTGTTGGTAATTCCCGCGCTGGTTATTCTGGCCATTCGCATTTTGTTGATTTTGGCCTCTGCTTTGCTGGTTATTTTGACCTTGTGCACCAGTTTGTTGCTGGTAGGCATCAGTATCAGCATCTTGGGTATCATCAATTAGGAATAAGCCATTTAATGCATATTTACGAGCATAAGAACTTGATGCACCAAAAGTTTGAGCAACATCCATTCCTTTTTTATTGATGTCTACACCAGCATGGGCAGTTACAACTATTTGTTTACCAGTAGCATCTGTAAATACAGCTTTGGCAGTAAGGACCACAACAGATCCGATCTCTTGAACTTCATCTGTAAGGACCAGACTTGCACCGTGTTGTGCTAAGTATGGTTTAACGCCCTCAAGAATGTCCTCAAGGCTGCGGTAATGAAAGTTACCAAATTTGTTGAATTTGCTCTTTGGTGCTTTTAATTCTTGCTGAATGGTGCTTAACACATCCAATTCAGCAGACTGATTTTGTTGTTGTGACATGACAATCCCCTTAATTAGATCGTGCGTTGTGGTAAGCGGTGCGCTGGTTTGCGCTATAACGTGATGTTTGGCTGTTACGTGCATTACGTTCCTTAGAACGTTGTTCATTAATGGCACGTTTTAATTCACGCTTAACCCAAGGAATAGACAGTTCATCCGTGGTAATTTGACGAGGTTCAGAATCTTTATCGTCCTTCACTCGAACTGTGTACCAGTCGAATGCCAATTCCTGTGCACCGCCAAAAAAGTCATTATCGAAATCAGGCGTATAGTTCAAAGAAACTTTGGCCATGAAGATTTTTTTCATACCAAGGCGAACGTGGTAAAAGCCTTGCGCATCTTTAAATAAGAACTCGCGGAATGGGGTGGTATATTTAGTAATGTTCATGATCACCCCCGAACCATACGGTTTTTTTCGATATGGGCCGTGATCACTGAGATCATGTTGCGGATGTCGTCAGCATTGGTGAAATCGTTATAACTGCCGCCACTTGGAGTTAAGACACGGTCAACAGCCAAGTTATAGATAAATACAGCTTCGTCATTGCTACCAAGTTGACCGTTATCATCTGGTACCAACTTAAAATCAAAGCTTGTGTACACACGGAAGCCATCAAGATTTACTACGGCTTGGCCAGTGCTATCAGAAGTAATTTGAACTGCTAATACGCCATATGTAGATTGCGTATTTGCATAGTTGTAAGCAGGGGCTAGATCAACTGGCTTGGTTACAAGAGCATAAGCGCCCGATAAAGTACCAGCTGTAATTGCCGCCAAAGCACATCCTTTAAGCAAAGACTTGCCAGAGACGTAGCTACGGTTGTGATTTAAAACATTTTGTTCCATAATGAACCTCATGTAAGTGAAGAGCCCCGTCCAGTCCGCCAAGATTTTTCGGGGCTTTTTGCCGTCTACGAGAAGAATTATGCATATTTGCATTATTTAATGCAATATTTAATTATGCATATTTGCATTATTTTTTTTAAAATGCATAAAAAAACCCACTATAAAAGTGGGCTAGTACTATTTTTTTCTTAACTATGTCGTGTTTTCGATCTGCGTCTTGATTTATACATATAGCGTATTGAATCCACCACCTCCCCAATAAAGACACAATGTTCATCCAATGGAATAATGTTAGGTTTAAAGTCTGGGTTTAATGCTTGTAAGTAACGAGAATTATCAGATTCAATGACTAACTTTTTAAAGGTAGCATCATCAAATCTTCTAACAACGATGATATCTCCTGACTGCATATCTCCATAATACACATCAGGATCCACCAAAATATAATCTCCCTCAATGAATGTCGGACTATTACTAACCCCTTGAACTTTAAGATAGAAGCAATTTGTGCATTCATCTGGAAGTGGTAACCATTCTTCTATTTGGGATAAATCAACTGCAGCAACATTCGTAAACTCACCAGCTTGCACCCACGATAATACAGGCGCTAATTTTGCGTAACCTGGTTGTAAGTTACTGGAAAAATTAATTTCTTTGGTTTTTCTACTTGTATCTTCTTTACTTAAGTCTTTTTCAAACAAGTCACCAACATCAACACCTGCCCATTTAGCAAAGGGTGCCAGAGTTGAATATCTTGGATTTTTAGTTATTCCATTCTGAATCCGAAAAAGTGTTGATTGTTCAATTTCAGGATGGCTTTTCTCAAGTTTAGTCGGGTTGGTGTCAAATTTAGTTAACAAGTATTCGATGTTCGATTTTAAAAGACTCATAAATAAGTACCAATCGGAATGCATTACTATTTTATGCAAATAATCATAATTTTTTTAAAATAACTCACATTTGCATTGACAGTTATGCAAGTTTGCATAAAATGTAAATGTGCATATAACTGGAGATTCTTAATGGTGCAATTGACCTTGCAAGAAAAAATTAACTATTTGCTTTCTAGAAACTACACCCAGCAGTTCATTAGTGAAAAAAGTGGAATTGAACAGAGTTCAGTTTCCAGAATTAGTAAAGGGATACAGCGAAGTGTGAAATATGAAAAAGGTTGTGCCCTTGATGCTCTAGTCCAGCAAGAGCAACACAAAGAGGTACATCTATGCAGAACTTAAATGCACAAATTAAACCTAGTGAAAAATTACTTGAGCCGATGACAACACGTGTTCCTGTTGAAGTGAAATTGATAGTTGACGATTTGGCAGAAGGTAATCGGGCGAAATGGATTAGAGAGGCCATTGAATTAAAGATTGAAGTTGATTTGGGTCAATCTTTAAGCGAAGCGAAGAAAAAATCAAAGAATACAATGAATTCAAGCGAATACATGAATGTATTCAAAAATCTATTTTCTGTATTCCAAATAAGCAAAAAGCCCGATGTGCGAGATCGAGCTTTGAGCAGTGTTCATTAATTTTTGGAACCAAAGAACATGACCAATATATCAAACAGCACATTATCAAACAAGCAGCAGCTTGCAGAACAGAAACAAATCCAAGCTACACAGTCTTGGTATGCGCCATCTCTCGAAGTACTTGAAAAGATGCTGGATAAGCGCCGTGCAAATTTACGTAAGCGCAATGGTGACGAAAAACAGGCAGCAGTAACCCGTGATGAGTTTATTGAACATCTGCATGACTTGAAAGGTATGAATTTATGGCAGGCATCGGAAGTGGTGGCAAGCCTTAAACGTGCTGGGAAGATTAAATGCTTTGGGCGATTTATCCAGATGGGTGATCAGGACGGTGAACAATGACAGTAATCCCATTACCCAAAAAAATAGAAACTGAGCTCGGAACAGAAAAGCTCTGTATCGAATGCCAAGATTATTACCCATTGGACGATGAATTCTTTTGGTTTCAATGGTCCAACCGCAACGGAAAAAAAGTGAAGCAATATTCTGCAACTTGCAAAGCTTGTTATGACGTTCGCTATAGACGTAGAAAGTATAAACAAGGTGGTGCAGCATGAGTTTAGATGCATCAATTTGGGCGTGGAAAACACGTCAGAAACAGAAAAGGGGTGGAGCACTAAAGCCTCTTAAAAAGCTAGTTTTACTCTCACTGGCAGATCGCGCTGGTGAAGATCATGTTTGCTATCCAAGTATTGCCCGTCTTGTTGAAGATACTGAGATGGATCGTAAAACTGTACTCAAAATTATAGATGAGTTAATTGAGGACGGTTTGATTGTTGATACAGGTGAGCGAAAAGGCCGTACAAAACAGGTAAAAGTTTATAATTTGATCGGTGTTAAAGGCCGAGAAACAGTACCAACAACGGTACTCTTTGATGATGAAAATGAGGATTTAAAGAGTACCAACAATGGAACAGTTCCATCAGTGGAACAGTTCCAACAATTCCATGAAAGAGTCCCAACAATTCCGTTAAAGAGTCCCAACGTTGGGACACGGAATCTACCAAAGAACCTCCCATTAGAATCTAAAAATAAAAACCAATGGCTTTGTTCAAAAAAATTGAGTTTGGAAATTGCTCAAGCAAATCCTGAGATCGATACAAACGAGATCATCTCATCGACTTGGTTCAACCGTGAGCTAAGAGCGTTTGAATTATTCAATGCTGAAAAGAGCATGTGTGATGAACTCATGATTTACCACTTTGCAAACTGGTTACTTGAAGCGAAAGCAAAACAGGATCGTTTGAAAAACTCATCTCAACCAACCCAGAAGCAACCAGCTAAATCCAAGAATACTTTGACTGACAAACAAAGATATTTCTTTGCAAGTAAGTTATCCCGTTTACCTGAGTTCGGTAAATATTCGGAAGGCAACGAAAGCTATGAGCAACTGGCTAAGCGTTTGGAGTCAATGCTTAAAGAACCTGAAAACCTCAAAAAGTGGGCTGAGTACCTGATCAACATCAGCAACGAACACAAGGGGAATGCAGCGTGAAGAAAGTTATCAGCTTTAGCGGTGGACGTACTTCAGCTTACTTAGTTCATCTTTTTAAATCAGATCCAGATGCTCACTTTGTATTTATGGATACTGGAGCTGAACATCCTGCTACATATCAATTTATCAAAGACATCGTAAAGCATTGGGGAATTAATCTTGTTTGCCTTCGTGTTGTTGTAAATCCGCAGATGAAGAAGGGTGTTAGCTACAAAATCATTTCTCTTGATGACTTAAAACAGGACTTAGAACCTTGGAAAGACATGCTTAAGAAGTATGGTAGTCCGTATTACAACACTCCTTTCTGCACCGCAAGAATGAAAACTGAACCATTTGAAAAATATTGCGCAGAAACCTTCGGGAAAAACTTTGAGCGTTGGATTGGGATGCGAATTGATGAACCAACACGATTACCAATTGAGGTATTAGAAAAATTAAATTTGCCAATACATAAAGATGCGAAACACCAGAAAGAAGGGTTTCGTTATTTAGCAGAAATTTGTGAATTTGAGAAAGATGATGTTCTGGATTGGTGGGAGCAACAACCTTTTGATTTAGCAATCACTGAGCATCTTGGTAACTGCGTTTTCTGTATTAAAAAAACATTAAACAAAGTAGCGCTTGCTGCAAAAGATGAACCCGAAATGGCGATGAAATGGATCGGTGTAACCGAAGGTCCAGACGTTAGATCCGAAGGTCGTAAATACAATCACCATCGCATGTATCGAAAACGCTTACATATGAGCGATGTGGTTGAAGCATTTAAAGACCGTGATCGTGATGAAATGTACAAAGCATTACGAAGCAGCAAACGATATGAATCGGGATCTTGTTCTGAATCATGTGAAGCATTGGTGTAATTAGTTTATGACCTCAATGACCATCGCCCAGTACCGTGAAGAAATCCTTAAGCTGTCTCGTCAGCCTAAGTCTGCTAAACGCAACAAGTTCAATGCCAGTAAGGTCGAATGCGATGGTATGACCTTTGACAGCAAAAAAGAGTACAAGAGGTACATCGAGCTCAAGGCTATGCAGCAACGCGGAGAGATTCACGGCCTAGATCATCACACTAAGTTTGAACTGGCACCAAAAACAAAACTAGAGAGGGAGAAGCGGGCAAAGCCAGCAGTTAGATATTTTGCTGATTTCACATACTACATAGCGGATAAATACATAGTTGAAGATGTGAAGTCAGCAGCAACTAGAAAGTTACCAAGTTATCGCACTAAAAAGCACTTTATGAAAACGGTTCACGGCATTGATATTAAAGAGGTATGAACAGATGAATGCAATCACAACAAACAAAACTATGGACTGGTCTAAGTACACAATTGATGGATGGTTAGAACAGTTCGGTGCTTGGTGTGAAACTGTGCGCATGAAAAGTGGGGATTTACCCGATGGTTTGCATATCAATCAAATTTACTGGTTGATGCGTGAGGCAGGAAAGAAAATTCCAAAAGGCAAGTCTTACATTCGTTGTGAGATCAATGATTATGAAGCTGATCAGATACAGTCTTTGCTACGTAGTTTATTAAATTCAGAAAATACAGACTTCACTACAAAGTTTGCTCTTATGTGTTTGATCAAGAACAAGGTAGAGAATAAAGGTTTAGGGAAAGTTGCTCAAGAAACAAACCAATCTAAAGCTCAGGCTGCAATTATGGTAAGTTGTGCTAGATTCTATATTGCAGGACATGATAAAAGGTTGAAAAACTGAGTTGGAATTATGAAATCAATAGAGTTACCATTCAAAGGTCTTGATAAAGAGCATAAAAAAGACATTAAAAACTGGTTAGAAACTCTAGGAAATGCATCATATTTTAATAGTGATGGAGATGTGACAGTATTTCTTTTATATCCAAGCAAATTAAATCAAGAGGACTGTTTACATCTTGAGGAAACACTGAAAAATCATTATAAAATAACCATTTATTCAGAGTTTGCTATGTGGGATTGACTGTCTAGACGGATTGTGGCATATTTCTGTTATAGTGGACGAAGTTATGGTAATCCACTAAGTACTTAAAAGCTCATCGAAAGGTGGGCTTTTTTGATTAATAGAGATATGATAATACAAATATAATTAATCCTGAATTTGCATATGAGTTTTTTTAAAAAAATTTATCTGGCTATTTTTAATAAAATTGTCTTAAAAAATATATTTTTGATTTTTACATTTTCATTATTATGCATGTTGTCATATTTTGTTCTAGATAAGGGAAAAATAAACGGTACTGAATTTGTTGCATTAGTAATTGCATCAATGTTTGTTTGTCTAATTATCAATTTCTTAAGTGAGATTCAAGAACTATCTATTGGTGGGAACCTAATTAAGTTAAAACAAGCAAAAGATGAAGTTAATGAAGCAATAGAGACATTGCGTGAATCTAGGATTCAAACTTTTGGGCTAATGTTAGGAAAGTCTTTAGATTTTTCGGGTGGATGGGGAACCATTTGCTTAAAGGATGAAAGAGCAAAGAATTTTATTGATCTGTATGCTCAAATTGAAAAATCAAACGCAATAGATATTTTAAAAGATAGGATTAGGCATGTTGTTCATATATTGATTGAGAATCACTACCAACAAATCATGGGGTTAGATTCTAAATTACGGACATGTCTAACTAATGAGCTCTCACAAGGATACCCAACTCCAAGTAAGGTACTTCTCTTAATAGATGACCAAATGATTCAGAATTACATGGCTTATGTTAATCGTAGTCGCGAAGACGTCGAAAAAGAAATAGACGAGGCGATTAAACTTTATGGGGACCTACTGAAAATTAAAAGTAAGATTGAATCATAATTAGTAAACGCTAACCTCCTTCGAGAGGTTTTCTTTTATGCCCTGCACGTGGTTGGGCTTTTAAAACTCTACCCTCACTCGTATTAGCGCAGTGCGAGTCAACTGGCCGAGCGTATTTCGGCACAAGAAGCCCCGCTGACACACATGTTATTAGCGGGGCTTTTTACTTTATGTGTTAAGCTGTGAATCATAATTTAACGGATAATTATGATAAATATTTGTATTGGTGGTGATCTGGACGGTGTGGTTGTGACTAACCGAGAAGGGACCTATTTTGAAGCAAGCGAAATTGATGCTACCAAGAAATCATCATATAACTGCCAGACATACATTGTTGAAGGTAAGCCATACAGGTTTTGGCTATGTGCTGAAATGCCATATGCCGAAACAACAGTAATCGCCAATAAACATTTGGCTCAAAATATCCATATCTTTCATAAATTTTAATAATGAAGCTCACAGAAATGTGAGTTTTTTTTCTCAAATGCTATAATAACCCTATATATTGGGGGGTTAAATGAATATTCTAGATTACGTGGTTATAACGCTTGCACCTTCCCTGACTTTGGGAGGAATTCTATATTTAGCTAAAAATTGGTTTCTTGAGCGTTTAAAAAATAGCATAAAGCACGAATATGACATTTCGCTGGAAAAGTTAAAGGGTGTAATAAAATCAACCCATGATAAAGAATTAGAAGATCTGAAAGCATTCTTAAAAAAACAGACAGATATTAATTTAGAAGATTATAGATTTCAGATAGAGATTAGAAAAAAATGGCTTGATGACTTTAAAAACCTGTGTTCCATCTATTTAGGCGCAGTAAAAGAGAACGTTGATCGAACGAATAAATATATAGTAGATCACGACTTTGCGCTTGGTAATGTTGATGAGGAATTCAATATTTTAAAAGAGGCAATGAAAGATGTTGGTCAGTTATATGCACAGTTAAAACTGATACAGTTTAAAATTGAATTATTAATAAATGATTGTGGAAAGTATGGTGAGGAAATAAATAGAAATATGTGTTTTATAGAAAATTGGATAAGAACTGAATTAGATGACAATTTTGCAAAGAGAATTCCTCTAGATTTTGGGTCTGAAAAGGTTCTGTTACTTTCAGCTCAAACCGATTCATTTAAAGCTAACGTAAAAAAATTATTAGAAGAAAAATCAACAAAACTTTAATCTAAATTTAGGAGAGGCCACCTATGGGTGGTTTTTTTATGAGTGAAATTGATGGATATTTCAAAATATTTTGCTCTCACCAGAAAACAACCACCCAAAACTAAACCTAAAAGCAAGCCGCTACCGAAAGCCAAACAAGCTTATTTAGATACCTTTGGAGATTTGGAACGTGCTTTACAGATATTAGAGATAAAGTTTGAAAAATTATTCCAATTCAAATCAACAAAACACTGGCGTTACGACTTTCACCTTATTGAGGATAGGATCTTAATTGAGATTTCTGGTGGTCCTTGGTCTGGTGGCCGTAAAGGTAAATTGGCAAATAAAGCTTGGAGTCTTGATAAATATGATCAAGCTTGGGAGAAGGGTTATACGGTTGTAAGGATTGAATCATCTACTCGATACAAGATTGATGAATCAGGACTAACGCAGATTGAAGCAAGCTACGCTGACCAGTGGCTTAAAAGTATAAAAAGGCAGAGATTTAATGAGCCAGATTCGACCATTTCCACCAATGGAATTGATGGATAAAGCAGACGAGGAAGAAGCAATACGCCTTGCACCTGCACCAGATCTTATGGATTGGGTGGTAAAGAACTTTTTAACCATTGGTGGACCACTACATAATCCAGACCATGACCATATTGCTGAGCTTATCCATGACAGTGAAGAATTTTTGGCATTTGCATGGGCATCATCCGCTTGTGTAGCCAAAAAGCGTATGGTCCTTGGCCAGTGCGAAAAGGTGATGTTTAACCAGGGTGGTTGGCGTAAAGCCCGACAAGAGCAACAGATGCGAGACTGGTTCGGTTATGTGCCTGTTTACCTCATCACTATTGACGCCAGTTTTTGTGAACAGGCCAGTGATAGTGAATTTTGCGCATTGATAGAGCATGAGCTTTACCACATAGGCGTAGAACAGGATGAGTACGGCGAGCCTCTCTACAGTGATATGACAGGCTTACCAAAGCATTATCTTGCTGGCCACGATGTAGAGGAGTTTATAGGCGTGGTCAAACGTTGGGGAGCGAGCGATAACGTTAAGCGACTTGTAGAAGTGGCGAAGCAAACGCCGTTTGTATCAGAAGTAAATATTTCCAAGTGCTGTGGGACATGCATTATTGGTTGAGCTGGTTGGCTCATTTTTTTGCCTGTCTTGTTGTACGTAGCTGTACGGAGGTGCGTTTATGGCGGCACTAAAAGAGCCTGTAAAAATCTTTATAGTTCAGTCTCTTGCTTGCCGTGATACCCCTCAAGAGGTAGTGGAGAGCGTCAAACAAGAATTTGGAGTTGATGTTACCCGTAGTCAATGTCAATCCTACGATCCGACCAAATATTCTGGTCGTAATCTAAGTGTGAAATATGTCGACCTGTTCAATGAGACCAGGAAGAAATTTGATGACGGCTTAATAGATATCCCTATCGCTAACAAACATTACCGCTTGCGCCAGTATCAAAAATACTTGGATATATCACGTAACGTTAAAACCAAAATGAAGTTACTTGAACAGGCGGCAAAAGATAGCGGTGGTCAGTACACCAATAAGATTGAAAGCTCAGTCAAAAATGAAACTTCATATCCATCTGGTTTAGGGCATTTTTATGGCAGAAAATCTACCGACACTGAATCCAGCTCTTGAGGATTTTTGGTTAGAACCAGCACGTAATAAAGTTTTATACGGCGGACGGTTTTCATCAAAGTCTTGGGATGCAGCAGGATTCTCTATTTTTCTTTCAGACAACTATAAATTGCGGGTTCTTTGCGCACGACAGTTCCAAAATAAGATTGAAGAATCAGTTTATTCTTTGCTGAAGGTGCAAATTGAACGTTTCGGCTTAAAGGACCGCTTCCGAATTCTAAATAATAAGATTGAAAATATTTATACCGGTTCTGAATATTTATTCTATGGTTTATGGCGAAATATTGATGAGATTAAGTCATTAGAAGGTGTGGATATTTGTTGGCTTGAAGAGGCGCACAATATTACTAAGGAGCAGTGGGAAATATTAGAGCCAACAATTCGAAAAGAGCATTCACAATTTTGGATTGTTTTTAATCCTAAGCTCACTACCGATTTTGTATATCGTCGTTTCGTGACTAATCCACCACCTAATACAGTGGTCCGTAAAATTAACTACCCAGATAATCCTTTCCTTTCTCAAACAGCTCTTGCTATTGCTGCAGCGGCAAAAGAAGAGGATGAGGATAACTATAACCATGTTTATATGGGATATGCCAAGGAAGATGATGATTCAGTCATTATTAAGCGAAGTTGGATCCTTGCGGCCATTGATGCTCATCTTATTTTAGGATTTGAAGGGCTGGGGACCAAAAGGGTAGGTTTTGACGTTGCTGATGATGGTGATGATAAATGTGCAAACGCTTTAAGTCATGGATCAATTCTGCATGATGTAGATGAGTGGAAAGGTCAAGAGGATGAACTCTTGGAGAGCTGTACACGGACTTATACATTGGCAGAAAGATATCAAGCTCGAATCATTTATGACTCTATTGGAGTGGGTGCTTCAGCTGGTTCAAAATTCAAAGAGTTAAATAAATTGCGCCGTCTGCACATTAAGTATTTAAAGTTTAATGCAGCCGACGCAGTGCATAATCCTGAGGGTATCTATGACGGCACACAGGTGAAGAACAAAGATATGTTCTACAACTTAAAAGCTCAAGCATGGTGGTTGTTGGCAGATCGGTTCAGAAATACCTATAACGCTGTTAAGAAAGGGCATAAATATCCAATTGATAAGTTGATCAGCATTTCCAGTGAATGCTCACACTTGGAACAATTAATGGATGAGCTATCTGCCCCAAGACGTCAAACTGCGGCCGATGGTCGTGTAGTGGTAGAGAGTAAAAAGGATTTAAAAAAACGTGGTGTTGAAAGCCCCAACGTTGCAGATGCTGTTGTTATGACGTTTGCACCTATTGCACATGCATCCACTGTATTTGATTAGGAAAAATTATGGCTGAGAATAAAAAGCCCGATGCTATTGGCGATGCAGGGGCTTATACAAATTTTGTCTCCAACATTGGTACTGAGCGTGACAAGGCATCACATGGACATTTCGTAAAGAAGACTATTCCAGATGATCAACTTGAAGCGGTCTATCAACATTGGTTAGCTAAACGGATTGTGAATCGCCCTGCCAGTGACATGTTACGGGCAGGCTGGTTCTATGAAGGCATTCAGGATAATGACCTGGCTAAGCTTGAGGAGGCATGTAAGCGCTTTAATCTGGATGGTGTCTTATTGTCTAGTTTGGTGCTATCTCGCTTGTACGGCGTTACTTATGTGCTGCTAGGCACGGTTGATGGTGGTAATTTGGACCAGCCATTTGAGTTGAATAAATTAGGCATTGGCCGTTTGGAGTTTTTCACTGTACTGAAGAAAAAGTACATTGAGGCAGATACCACCAAGTATTTGCCACCAAGTCAATGTGGTGGCCTTATCAAACAGCCAGAGTTCTACAAGCTCAACATCGATGGTAAATCCAATCAGCGCATTCATCACAGTCGTCTTATTAAATTTAGTCATGCCGATGTAGTGAATGAAGATCCGCAAAGCGTGTTGCAGGAAGTTTATGAGGAACTGCTAGACCACGCATCAGTTAAAAAGGCATCGGCAAGTTTGGTCCATGAATCTAAAATCGATGTGATTAGTACGCCAGGACTGGTGGATAAGATCAAAGAGGATATGAAGGCAGTAGCTGAACGTTTCTTGAGTGTCGGTCTGTTAAAGAGCCTGAACGGCATGATCGTTTTAGATAAGGAAGAGGAATATAACTCTAAGACTTATAACTTTGCCGGCCTGCCCGACATGATGCGCGAGTTCTCAATTCAAGCATCTGGTGCTGCAGAAATGCCATACACGATTCTGTTTGGTCAATCACCTGCAGGCATGAATGCCACGGGTGAGCATGATACACGCAACTATTATGATAGTATCGCGACAAAGCAGACTTGGACGCTTAAACCCTTCATGTTGCGACTATTGGCAGTGATCTGTCAGACATCATTTGGCCGTCAGATACCTGGTCTTGGCATTGTGTTTAATCCATTGTGGCAGCTTGATGCCAAAGTTCGCGCTGAGGTAGAAAAGGCCAATGCGGAACGAGATGCTAAATATCTGGAAATGGGCATTATCACGGAACCACAGATTGCACGGCAGCTAGTTATTGATGAGGTCTACTCTGTGATCGATGAGAAGCATATCAAACAGCTTGAATTAATGGTGAATGTTGATGACGACGATAATCCAGATATTGAAACCCCACCTGCAGGAAGCCAAAAAGCGTAAGAAGGGACGAAAGGCAACCAAGCCAAGACCAGTAAAGGTGAATCGCCGTATTGAGTTTTACTACATGCGGCAATTACTGGCCATTTCCCAATATTGCCAGGAACAGACCAAGGATCTAGTTATCCCTACTGTTGGTCAGAATATTGGTGATGCTTGGTTTTCAGACATGATTACGGCGTTCCGGGAAAAACTGACAAAATACGTTGTAGAGGTCTCAAGGCCCGTAGCTACGAAAGTTGTCAACGATACCCGGAAGGAAGTTGATAAGCAGATAGCAGAGCACACCAAGTCAATTATTGGGGTGGATCTTACGCCGTTCTATCGTGCCTCAGATATTCAGGATGTTGTTGATACCAATATCGAGGCGAACGTTTCTTTAATTAGATCGATACCAAGCCAATACGCCGACAAGGTAGAAGCTCTGGTTTTAAATGCGCTACAGACGGGACAGACTAATGAGGAACTGGCAAAGGCAATTGCCAAGCTCGGTCAAACTACCGATTACCGTGCACGTTTAATTGCTGCAGATCAGATGGGCAAGATTAATGGTCAAATTAATAAAGCGAGGCAGTTGTCGATGGGTGTTGAGACTTATACCTGGCAAACGGCCAAAGATGAGCGTGTTCGGTTAGACCATCGACATAAGCAGGGTGAGACGTTTAGATGGGATGACCCGCCAGCTGGTGGCCATCCTGGTGAGCCTATCCGATGCCGTTGTACGGCGTTGCCTAATTATGAGGATATACTTATTGATTAAAGGCCTCATTTTTTTGTTTGAGCTCTTCAATTTGTCTTAAGTATCCATTATGAGCATTATATATACTTCCTTTTGATGTAATTAGGTGTTTTAAATATCTTTCTAGTTCTTGTAATGATGGATTTTGTTTTTCATTACTTAACTCTTTTATTAGAGTATTGACTACATCTTCTGGTGCATTTAATTGATTTAATTGCATATCAAAATATTCATGATAGTCGTAATCAAAACCAATAACATTACTTTCAAGGGATAAGTTACGTGCCTGAAGTAATTTTGAAAATTCAGATTTAAGAGCGTTATGTTTGTGTTTGATTTCATAAATTAAATCTTTGCATTCATAGGCGGCACTAAGTATTGCTAATTTTAATTCAAATAGTCTTTGATCTTGAGATAGTTTTATTTGTTTTTTTGCATACAATGCTGCAATCACAGCAAGTACCAATCCTATTATTGCAAGAATCGTTTGTATTTGATCCGAATTATTACCGATCACTAACCAAGTATTTATTAGAGGATTCATTTATCTACCTTTATGTTTTTTTAATAGTTTAATTTTTATCAGATTAAAGAGCCACCTTTTAAGGTGGTTTTTTATTGGGCGCAATTCATGAAAATAATTTATCAACTCAAAGTTGGTGACTTTGCGCCAAGCGAATCCTCTCGTTCATTTACCAAAGAAGGGTATCTGAAATGCGTGAATGTGCGCTTGGCCAAAGCACCTCAGGTAAGGCAGTACTACGCATACGAGTTTCCTAATCTGGAAGGATTTACCCCCGATCAGAACATTAATGTCTACACACCAGCTGAAGAACTCTTTAAGCCCGAGACTATTAAGAGTTTCAATGGCGTAGATGTTACTGACTACCATCCTCCCAAAAATGAGATTAATGCCTCTAACTGGAAGGATTACCACATTGGCTACTGTGAGAACGTGCGCCAAGAGGGTGATTATCTGGTTGGGGATTTGCTCATCAAGGACAAGATCAGTATCGATCTTATCCAAAGCAATGAGCGTATCGAGATGTCACTCGGTTATGCAGCAATTTTAGTTCTTGAGCAAGGTACGGCGCCAGATGGTACGCCGTATCAAGCCAAGTTTATCAATTTTAACGGCGATCACATGGCGCTGGTGAAATACGGCCGTTGCGGGGGCGATTGCCGCATCGGTGACCAAAACCAAACTCTAAAAGGGGCAACAACAATGGAAGTAAATGTAAACGGTATGCGTTTTGAAATTGGCGATAACAAAGCCTTGGCAGATGCATTGAAGATTCAAGAAGAGCAACTGAAGAACCTGAAGGCTGCAAAATTGAAAGTAGGTGATCAACAGTTTTCGATCGGAGATGAGTTAACAGCCGTTCAAGCTGTTGTAGATAAACTCCATACCGATAAAGCCACCCTTGAACAGAAAGTGGGGGATCTGGAACGCAATCAGATTACGCCTGAGAAACTGGAGCAGGCGGCAACTGAACGAGCAACTGTTATTGCGGATGCTAAAGCGTTGGTACCAACGATTAAAACGGAAGGTTGCAGTTGTGAGCAGATCAAGCGTGATGTGATTGCAGCTAAAGCTGGTGATGCTTTGGTCGGTGCACTGTTGGGATCTGTTTCAGTAGGTGATGCCAAGCCTGAGCAGATCGATACCGCATTCCGCGCATTATCTGCAGTTAAAGGTACGGTACCAACCAATTCAGTAGGTGATGCATTAAATGACCAACAACACAATAAAGTTGGTGATGGCAAGCCTGCAGGCGGTGGGGATGAAAAGACCTACAGTAAAGAAGATGCATACAAAACAATCTAAGGGGATGTAAATCATGGTTAAGCAATACGATGCCGTACCAGGCATGAAATTTCACCTCATTGGGCCTGAGGATATTTTATCCCTACCAGTATCTGGTTCAGTTTTGGTAAATGACGGTGATGTTGTGGTACGTACTGCAGACGGTAAAACGGTTACTGCAGTAACGGGGGCAACCAATACCAAGTTTGGGATTATTCTGCGCCACGGCGTAGGTAAGTCAGGCAAAACAGCTGATGGCAAAGAAGCCTATAAGGCAACCGATGTTGCGCCAGTCATGACGATTGGTTCAATTTGGGTGAAAACCACAGCTCCTGTTACTGACATTAACACAAAGGTTTATGTCAAAACGGCTAATGGCACTACAGCAGCGCCGTTGGGTTCTTTATCTCCAACTGCAACAGATGGTACCGAGTTACCGAACGCATCTTGGGAAACAATTTCAAATGAGCAGGGCTTAGCTGCTGTTCGATTACGTGGGGCATAATAATTATGAGTAAATTGGCGGCAATGAAGCTACGTTTAACGCCTGTAGCTCAAATGGTTCAAGCAAATATTGGTGATGCATTTAACATTGATGCATTGGCCCAACTATTCGTTAAACTGGAAGAATTTAACGAAATGGACCCACAGCTACAGCAGGTCATGGATTACGCCAAGTACATCCCTGTTAAACCTGTAAGCGGTGTGTTCGGTGGTGGTGAAGTCTTAACCCGTAAAAAGGGTGTTGGTATTGGTAAAGAATATTCTGGTACCGGGAATGATATTCCTGTGGCAGAAGTCGATTACGACACTGTATCGCTACCAATTAAGGTAGGTACCATCAGTTACTGGTATTCTGTACTTGAGCTAGAAACTGCTCAGAAAATGAATATTGCACTTGAACCGGACAAGGTTCAGTCAGCGCGTTTAGCCGCTGAACGTCACCTAAGTAACATTGCCTGGTATGGCAATGCAAATATTGGTGTCATGGGCTTCTTAAATCAAACTGGTGTGACGGTTGTAACCGCTCAGCATGACTGGGCTATGGCAACCATTGAAGAGATCTTAGGTGACTTTAACTCAAGCCTTGCGGATGCTGAAGATCAGATCGATGGTGATGTTTCTGTACAGCCCGATACTTACTTAATGGCATCCAATCAATATAAGCACCTTTCAACCCGAATCGTTCCTGATTCTGGTGGTAAAACTTTCTTGAAGTTCATTGAAGAAAATAACATTTTTGCCACCCAGAATAAGCCATTAACCATCCGTGGATTAGGCCGTTCCAATGGCAAGGGTACAGCAGGCGCCGACCGTTCTATCATTTACCGCCGTGATCCTTCATGTATTCAAATGAAATGCAATGACGTCACGTTTTTGGCGGCTCAGCCGGTTGGACTGGATATTAAGGTACCAGGTCACTACAAATACCAAGGCGTATGGTTGAAGCGCGTTGATTCACTTCGTTATCTGGACCACGCATAAGGATTAAAACCACATGAAATATTCATATACCTATAGCGGCTCTCAAGCCGCTTTTGTTTTTTCTGGTGTTGCTGTTTTACCTGTAGGTGTTCCAACGCTTATTGATGAAGAATCGCATAAGAAACTCTCCAAAAATAAGTTTGCAAAACACTTGATTGAGGTGGGTGAGATTGATGTTCAGGAAATTGATGAGCCAAGCGAGCCTAAATCATCTGGTAAAACTAGTGGCCGTGGCGCTGGTGGTGGCAAAGGCAAGCAAAATGACGCCGCTGCCGATGCTGCCAAGGCTGCAGATGATGCGCAGAAAGCCGCCTTAGATGCGGTCAAAGCTGAATTAAAAGAGCTTGGAGTTGCATTCAGTGATGATGAATCACTTGAGCAGCTGGAAGCCAAGTTGGCTCAAGCTAAGGAATAAGGTGTGCTATGGACATACAAACGTTTCGCCAGAAGTTTGCCAATGATACGGCTTTAATTAATCTTCCAGATCCAGTCATTCAGGATGCACTTGAAGAGGCTGAGTTGGTCGTGTCACAGCTTGAGTTTGGTGCATTAAAGGAGCGTGCTGTAGGTCTGTATGCAGCACATATCCTTAAAGTTGAAACAAATAGCAAGGCTGGTAGTGCGTTCTCCAACGCATCCAGCATGACCATTGCTGGTCAGAGTGTGAGTTATTCACGATCGCAAAAAGAGAATTTCTTTGATCAGAGCATTTATGGCCAGCGTTACCTTGCCTTAAAAAATTCCATTCCAATTGATGATAAAGGCACTAACCCGAACCGTTTGGGCGTTGGTGCTTTTGTTGTGTAGGAGAAAATACATGCGTTTTAAATATCAAGCGCCATCAGGTTATAAACCAACTACTTTGATTGTTGCCGACCAGATGCTGGAAGTAAAAAACGGCGTTGTTCAGTCGGATGATGACATCATCAATCTTTTAAAGCCTTTAGGTTTTGAGCGCTATGTTGATGTGGTTGAAACTAAAAAGTCCACAGCAGCTGCAAAAGAGTAAATAAGTCATGAGCGATACCCGTGTTGATGTCCAAGTCAATTTTGACGATATGAACGATCGCATCAGATTTGAAATAAGACGCACGATTAACGCTCTTACTTTAAGACTGCAGCGAACAATTCAGGAAGATATGCTGAGTGGCCAAAGGTTGAAAGTTCAATCTGGCCGCTTACGTGGATCTGTTTCATCTAAGGTTGAAGAGGATAAGGACTGGATCGAGGGAACGGTTGGGGCTGGTGGTGCATTGGTCCCTTATGCTTTTACCCATGAGTTTGGTTTAAATGGTTCTATGGGGGTGAAAGCTCATTTAAGGACCATTAAGCAAGCTTTTGGCCGTCCCATTTCACCGACTCAGGTCAATGTTAGGGCGCATTCACGAAATGTTCGGTTCAGAGAGTTGCGTTTTATGCGTGATTCGCTGGATATGATTGCACGTATCGTGCCCAAAAATATTGATGCAGCAATTCAAAGAGGTGTGGCGGGTGGATAGTGAAGCAATATATCAAGCGCTGTTTGATCGATTGAGTACTAAAGTCGAGGGATTAATAACGGTCAGCCGCCGTTTACGTCATTTTAATCATGTGTTGCCAGTTGAACGGCCAGCAATGTTCATTACCCAAGGCAATCAGCAAGAAGGACCAGTAAAGGGCTTAAACGCGAAGATAGAGCTTGCTGCAGAGGTTTATCTTTATATCCATGAAGCGGATAAGGATAAGCCGCCATCAGCGCAATTAAATATCTTTGTTGATCGTATTCGTGCAGCGATTAAACCAGACTTTCCAGAAATGTGTGAATACCAGACCTTAGGTGGAACGGTTGAGCATTGTTGGATTGATGGAACAATTGAGGTCTACGAAGCGGTCGAGAATATGCTTGATGACCAGGCTATTGCGATTGTCCCTATCCGGATCCTTACAACCAATTAAACATAAATCATTCAATGACCGCCATTTGGCGGTTTCGTCATTTTTGAGAGGTCAAAATAATGGCTCAGTATTTATTTGGTGCGGGCAAGATCTTTGCCACACCTATTCAGGATGTCTATGGTCAGCCAATCAGTAATCCTACGCCTGTTGAGGTAGGTGTTCTGCAATCGGTGTCCGTAGACATCAGTTATGACTTAAAAGAACTGTTTGGCCGTGGCCAGTTTGCTGTTGATGCTGCACGTGGTAAAGGCTCTATTAAGTGCAAGGCCAGCTTTGGTCGTATTAATGGTGCATTGCTCAACTCGATTTTCTTTGGTGGCATTATTGCTGAAGGTGGGATTGAGACCATTGCGCAAACAATTAACGGCGAAATTATTCCTGCAGGTGGATTGGTTACACCAGTCGTTCCGAATGCGGGTACCTATGTAAAGGATCTGGGGGTTACGGATTCTAAAGCTGTACCAATGAAGCGGGTGGCAACTGCACCAACCACTGGCCAATACAGTGTAGATGCTGCAACTGGTGCTTATACTTTTGCTACTGCAGACGTAGGTAAGACGGTATTTATTAGCTTTAAATACTCGGCAACAGTGGCAGGTGCAAAGCAAATCACCGTATCCAATCTGGACATGGGATATACGCCAGAGTTCGCCGTCAACCTGCAACGAGACTACAAAGGTAAGTTTATGGGCATGGAGTTTTTCCGTAATGTCAGCAACAAACTGGCCTTTAGTTCAAAACAGGATGATTACGATATTCCTGAATTTGAATTTCAACCAATGGCTGATGATTTAGGCCGTGTCTTCAAAACAACTATGTCGGAGTAATAGCAGATGCAATTCAAACAAGTTGATAACCCGCGTGGAAAAGAGATTGTCATTGATGGCAAGGCATTAATGTTTGCACCGCTATCCTTGGGTGCCATTGAAAAGCTTTTACCTGCCTTGCAAAGCTTTCAGCCTTCTGATGTTGGTCTGGTGATCGATGTGGCGCATAAATCACTTAAACGAAACTATCCCAACATTACCCGTGATGATGTAGCAGATCTCATCTATATGGACCAATTAGAAGAGGTGATGGGTGCAGTAATGTCAGTATCTGGCTTGCAAGATAAGCAAAACCATGAGGGTCAGTCGGGGGAATAGATTGGGAGGAGTTGTATACCCATTTAGTGCTTACATTAGGGCGTGATTATAATTATGTCCGAGATGAGATCGATTTAATTAGGCTCAAAGCACTAAATGCGTATCAACGAGAATACCCTCCCACAAATATTGGTGTTCAAAGACTTTGTCGTATTTTAGAAGCATTTGCAGGAATTGAAGATAATCCAAAAAAATATCTTACTTCAGAGGATGATGAAGAGGATTTATTAGATGTATTAGCGAATTTCCCACAGGGCGGTTAAATGACTGTCCTTTTTATTTCTTTATATGTAATCTATTAAGTTTTTAAGACTAGTTAATAAAAGGTTTTTAAAATGGCTTTAATTAATTGTAAGGAATGTGGGGTACAGGTTAGTACACAAGCAAAGGCTTGTCCAAATTGTGGAGCAAAAGTTAAAAAACCAACTTCTATTTTTACATGGATTATTTTAGTAATTGTAGTGTTTGGTATTTTTGCTGCTATTGGAGGGGGTGATAAAAGCGGTGGAACTTCATCTGGATCAAGTGAGGTTCAATTATCACCTAAAGAACAAGCGCTTAATGATGTTCAGTTTGATTTTAGTTGGAGTAAAGACGGGTTCGGAAACATTATGATGATTGATATGACAGTCAAAAATAATGGAATTCATGACATAAAAGATTTTACTGTTGAATGCGAACATACTTCAAATAGTGGAACAAAGATTGATAGCAATAAAAGAGAAGTTTTCGAAATTATTAAAGCAGGTGAAACTAAAAAGTTTAAGCAATTTAATATGGGCTTTATCCATAGCCAAGCTGCTTCATCTAGCTGTGGTATTACCGATTTAGTAGTAATTTAATTTATTTAATAGTTTTAAAAGAACCCGCGAAAGCGGGTTTTTTATTATCTAAGGAAAAGTAAAATGGCTGACAATCGTGTTGAGGTTCATGTTGGTGCCCGAACTTCAGAGCTTGAACGTGGGATGAATGACGCCGAGAAAACTGTTGAAAAAACAGCGGAGCAAATTGAAGATTTGGGAAAAAAAATAGATTTTAAACCAGATTTTTCAAATTTTCGGAGCAGTATTGAATCTGTTTCACAAATGGTAAAAAGTCGATTTTCAGATTTAGGAGCATCTATTTCTGGAGGGATAGCAAAAAATGTAGCTTTAGTTGGTATTGGTGTATCCGCTGCAATTGGAACTGCATTAATTGGGCTTGGAAATCTGACAAATAAAATCGGCGAAACATCAAAGCAACTGGAAATTCAAGCAAGGCTAGCCAATTCAACAACAACTGAATTTCAGGAATGGTCTTTTGCGGCAAATAAAGTAAGTGTAGAGCAAGACAAACTATCAGACATCATGAAAGATGTGAACGATAAGTTTGGCGATTTTATGCAAACTGGTGGCGGCGAAATGGCCGATTTCTTTGAAAAGATTGCGCCTAAAGTTGGAGTGACTGCTAAAGAGTTTCAAGGTTTAACTGGACCACAGATCTTAGAAAAGTATTACCAGACTTTAAAAAAAGCCAACGTTTCTCAAGCAGAAATGACTTTTTATATGGAATCAATTGCCAATGATGCAACTTTATTGGCCCCACTATTAGAAAATAATTCTGCCAAATTAAAGGAATATTCAAAACAAGCTCACGACCTTGGTTTGATTATGGACGAGCAGGCAATTCGTGCTACTAAAGAGTTTAGTTCGGCTTTAAGTACAATTGAAACTACTATGCAGGGTGTTCTAACAAGAATGGCTGCACAAGCTGCTCCAGCACTAACGCAGATAGCAAATAATTTTATTGATTTTGCTGTTCAAGCTAGAAATGCAGTTGATGATTCAATGAGAACAATTATCACCATAGTTGAAGAGTTGCTAGGTGTTGTTCAGTCTGTATTTAGCCTTATCTCAAACATTTGGAGTGATCTAACAGCAGATATTGGAGACGGTAGTCAGCAGCAGATTGGGTTCTTAGATTTGATCTCGGGTGCATTAAAAGGCTTTGGGGCCGTAGCAATCGGTTTGAGAACAGGGATAGAAATTGCGTTTGCGGGTATAAGAGCTATTGTTGTAACTGTTTGTCAGGCAATCAATATTGCTATAAACACTGTTATTAACGTATTTGCAGGGTTTAGAGAAACAATACAATATGGACTAGATGTACTCTCTGTAAAGTTTCAATCATTTGGAAATGTTGTTAGAGATGTGCTCAGTTTTAATTTTTCTGCAGCTAAGGCATCTTGGGAGAGCGGTCTATCGCAAATTGGATCTATCACAGACCGATATAGCAGCCAGATGAAAAATCGTATAACAAATATAAAAGATGCATGGAACACTGGTGTAATGACCACAGGAAATTCTTGGGGAGCATTTAAGGATAATGCAATCCAGTCAGCTACAAGTGGTGGGCAAAAACTTTTTAGTATGTTTATGGGTCCACCTAAAACAGTAAATTCTGTTCAATCAAAACCGCCTATTAGTTCCACTTTTAATCCCACCCATTCTCTAGGAACTGGGACAAAAGATTCCAGTGGAGCTGCAGCTAAAGCCAAGGCGGATGCTGAAGCCAAAGCCAGACAACGGGCAGCAGAGCAGGCGGCTAAAGCACTTGGTGAGATTCGATACAAGTACGCTACCGCAGAGGAAAAAATTTCTTTGGATTTGCAAAAGGCACTTAGTGAAATTGAAAAATCAAAAGTCACTGATGCTGAAAAAGCAAAGTTCCGGATTGTAGCCGAAAAAGATGCCAGTGATAAAACCAAAGCATTACGGGTTAAGGAATTTGAAGAGTACAAAAATCTTCAAGAGGAACGAATTGAAAATGAACTATTAGCTGCACAGCGGATTTTTGAAATCAATAAGGCTGAGATACAGGCTGCATTTGATGCCAAGAAAATTTCCAATGTACAAAAGTATCAACTGGAAAAGGATCTGGAAGATAAGTTGCGTGAATTAAAACGCCGTGGCTTAGAAGAGCGATTAGAGTTGGAAAACCAGATGAGTGAAAAATCTGGGAAGCAGGGCAATCAGGGGCAGATCCTCAATAATATTTCTAGTCTGGATACTGAGCAAACAGTTTCTACACTGCAGACACCGAATTTACTTAACGATGCCCAGATCAAGGATTTCGAGGATAAGTTTGGCGGTCTTACATCCCGCATGTCTAACCTATGGGATCAAGGCATTCAAGCCATGATGAACGGGACTTTAACCTGGCGTAACGCTACCAATGCTGTTTTAACTGATATGGCAGGCTTCTTTATTCAGAAAATGGTTACTGAGCCAATCAAACTGTATGCCGCTGGTCTTGCACGGAGGTTAATGGTTCGTCTGGGTTTTATTAAAACTGAGACTGCAGCAGAGGTAGCTGGTCAAGCATCACAGACAACCGCCGTTGTTGCTGGTGAGATGAGTAAGACATCAGCAACGGGAATGGGTGTGGTTGCACGATTAGGCCTAAAAGCTGGTGAGGCAATCAAGTCAATCATGATGTATGCATGGGAAGCGATGGCAGGGGCATTTAAGGCCATGGTGTCGATTCCGTATGTTGGACCTGTACTGGCTGTTGCTGCAGGTGCATCGGCTTTGGCTTTGGTAGGTGGACTGGCTGGCAAGATTAAATCTGCTCGAGGAGGTTATGACATTCCATCAGGGGTGAATCCAGTAACTCAGCTTCATGAAGAGGAAATGGTCTTACCCAAACAGCATGCCAATACGATTCGAGCCTTAGGTAAATCAATGGTAGGTGGTGGTCAGGATCCATCAATGGTTGCCGCAGATGTTGGTGCGCCGTCATCAATCAATATTCAAGCATGGGATTCAAGAGACTTAAAACGTTTCATGAAAAAACATGGGCGTGAATTGGCTGGTGGCTTGAAAGGTTATAACCGTAATTTTGGTAAATAAGGAGTATGTATGTCGAATGAATTATTTCCTGAATTACCCGGTTTAGAGTGGGACTTGACCAAGACTCCCACTTTTAATACAAAAATCATGACATCGGTCAATGGACGGGAGTTGCGGGCCAGCTATCAGGCGGTGCCAAAGTACGAAATAACGATGTCATATGCTTTCCTCAGGGAAAATAAAAACAGAAAGGAATTCCAGATCCTTGAAAGTTTTTTTCTGGCTCGCCGTGGGGCTTTCGATTCCTTCCTATTCAAGATGCCTGATGATTTTGAGTTCACATGTACATTTGAAGGGGATGGGACTAATACTACGTTCCAGCTTTATAAGCAAATGCATAACTTGCAACTCCCCGTTGGCAATACATTAGGGTCTTCTCAATCTGCTAATCCTTATATGTGGAATAAGTTGCAGACCAAAGATATGTGGGATGCCAATGACCAAAAGCTGATGTGGAATACAGCCACAGCCATGATAACGCAAGATGGCAAATTAGTGCTTTCAGAACCACTGGCAAATGGTACGAGTATTACCGTAACTGGAACATATTATTATCGTTGCCGATTTAAGGAGCACGAGCAGCAATATGTAAACTTTATGAGAAAACTTTGGAAAGCCAGCAAGGTTGAATTTGTTGGATCCCTGGGGAATAAGATATGAGACAGGCCTCACCGAAACTGATTGCATTACTTGATGCAGATCAGTTCCTCATGGCTGATTTATACACCATTACTACCATTCAAGGTGATGTGTATCGATACACCAATTATGATTTTGATTTAACGATCGCTGGACATTTGTTTCGTTCAGATGGACCAATTATAGAGCGTGAAGGTATTTCCCAAAACCTAGGTATTGAAGTAGACAGTTTATCGATCACCATCTTTGTGAGTGACGATACGCTATTTAGTGATGTTTCTATAGTTCAGGCATTTCATAACGGTATTCTGGATGGCGCTCGGTTTAAGTTAGAGCGTGTATTTATGGATATGAATACACCTACAGATACCAGTGCTGGAGCAATCATATTATTTGAAGGTAGCTTGATTGAACCAGAAATGGATCGCAATCAGATCCGTGTCAATGCAGCATCAGATACCGATATCCTGAATGTCAAAATGCCACGTAACCTATATCAGCCGAGTTGTTTAAATACACTATTTGATAGTGGCTGTGGTTTATTGAGCTCTGCCTATGTGGTTAATACTGTAATAGAAGCTAACAGTACACCCAGCCGTATTATTTGTACTCTAAATCAGCCTCAGGGCTGGTTTACACAGGGTGTTGTCGAGTTTACACAAGGTGTTAATCGGGGGATTAAAAGAACAGTACGGTTGCATGAATCTGGGGCACTGCTACTCACCTTGCCACTTTTAGAAATGCCAGCCATAGGTGAAGCAATTAAGGTTTATCCAGGATGTGATAAGCGTCTGGAGACTTGCCAAAATCGATTTAATAACCGTGCTCGCTTTCGAGGTGCACCTTTCGTACCTATTCCAGAGACCTCAATTTAAGTTTGATTTTCTATTCATTAATACCCAGCAGCACCTGGGTTTTTTTATGGAATTAAGTAAATGGCATTACCAAATATTAATGATTTAATCGGTTCAGATGTTACTGAAGCTGGTTTTAAGGCTGCATTACAGCAGTTTTTAGAGAATACAGCAGATATCGATCTTTTGAATTCAAGTGCAACTTTCAAAGTACATAGAATTTTAAGTGGTGAATTTGACTCAATCGACAAAATTACTGCACCAGGTCTGTATGTGTGTAATTCAGATGCAATTGCAGCAACGATTTCAGGTATTCCTGTCAATAAATCATTTCATCTTGCAGTTAGTACAGAAAGTAATTCGGTTTCCCAAGAGTTTAAACCATTTTTCTCAAGTGACGTTTATGTGAGGACTTCAAACGCTTCACTTAATTTTCCAGCATTTAAAAAACTCGCTTTAAGTGAGGAGGTCGCAGCTTCTACGAATGCTGCAATGTCTGCTATTTCTTATAAAGTATCCAAGAATATGTTTAACACAGGGACTGTTGTAAATAATTCTCGCTTGTCTGCTACAGGCGCTATAGCCGCGGTGACTAATGCAAAACGTTCAGCGCATATTCCAGTTGGTGCGGGTCGTAAATATACGATTTCATGGACAAACGCTGCAACGATTGCGCCGGCAATTGCTTTTTTTAAAAATACTACCGATGTGCAGGGGCAGAATTATCAGGCTCTTGGGCTTGTTTCACCAGTAACAATTACTGTGCCAGCAAATGTGGGCTATATGGTGATTAACACTAAACATGAAAGTAGTGTTGAGTTGACCAATCTTCAAGTTGAGCTCGGTGAAGAGGCAACCAGTTATACGCCTTATTCTGAAACAGGGACGGTTATTAAAGATAGTTCTTTGTTGCCTGCTTTGGCTAAAGATTATGAAAAAGTATTTGAATCAGTAAACTTGTTCGATGAAAGCAAAATTTTACGCAACTATTTTTTATCGACTGGCACTGGTGGATTGAGTCCAGCAACTGGATGGACTGTATCGGGATTTATGCCAGTCATCGCAGGTAAGCAATATACACTTGATGGCCAGCGTGGAAGACAAGGAATTTCATTCTTTCCTACAAATTCAATAACAACAAATCCAGCTCTACTTTATATCAATGATAACAGCTTGCCGATAACGGTTACAGCGCCACCAGGTGCAAACTATGCCGTAATTGCACTTGAATCAGCAAGCATTAAAGGCTGGTCAAAGATCCAGTTTGAGGATGGAAGCGTTGCTACTCAATATATTCCATTCGGGCAAACACTTACCTTGGTGGATTCTGAATACCTGACAACGGATGTTGCTACGGTTAGAAATAAGCTTTCATTAATTGAAGGCGTTGGTTATATCCAAAACTATGTTTCTGATCTAAAAGCGAAATTGAATATCAGTGTTTATACGCCAATTAGTAGCTTAGTTTCTTCTGTATTTAATTTTGTCTCTGATGATTTTGATGGACAGAATATGCGGGTATGCGGTGATGATTCAGCGCCAGTACGAATGATGGGTGCAACGATTGGTGCAAATCATGGCTATGGAAAAGCTATTTTAACTGCAAATGGCCACGGCAAAACAGATTCAGACATTGGGTCTGTGTGGAGTGATGGGACATATCAATGGGTCATTATTCAGGTTATTAGTGTGAACAGTCTTGCTGTGACGTGTCGGTCTGAGAATCGTTCTTACAGCAGCGCATTACCAGCTCTAACGCATGTAAGTGGTGCAACTAGTACAGCGAACATTACCCCGACTGCGGTTACAGATAATCAATGGCGGCCAATGCTCAAGAATCACTCTATACAGCATATGGTTGATGGGGAATTAATCATAGATAAAACTGGAGATTGGTCTTACGAGAAATCAGTTTCGATCCTAGAAAGCTATGATTTGATGGAAAAGAATGCAATTACCGAATGGGTAATTGCTAATAAGGGATCATATAAAGTTCCTTACGACGCTGAATCAGCACTGAATGTTTCAATGAACTATATATTTGATGCTAATGGAGGATGTCTAATCCCTTCTAATTTCTTCACATATAAGTCGATAGCAGCACAAGATTTAATGTTTACACAAGCGGCCAGATTGAATCCAGGTGTGAATGGGCAGATTAAGTATTACGTTCCGAGGTCCATTGCATTTAAGCATAATGATCAAAACTTTGACTTTAGCGTGCCTACTGTTGTTGATGGTCTAACCATAGCTGATCGAATCGATTTTGATATTGCAAAAACAGAGGTTGGTGCTGTTGTCCCTGATCGCTTAATTATGCTTAATGACACGATAGGTTTTGCAGTAGGCTATCTGCCTATTCTCGATGCTCATCCATCAGTACGCAACGCGAGAACATCGAAGGGCATTCAGATTAGTAAGACTGACGCTAAAGTATATCCATACTTGGTGGATGGGCTTACATCTCTAAATGCTGGTGATCATTATTCATGTGTAGCATATCGAGTTTATTTTAAGCTTGAACCAAAAATCACAGCTAAGTTCCTGATTGAATCCGACTACGGAGTTTTTTTGTATTTGCACTGGCATGACATGAGTCAAATCTACACTCTCGATTTACCAAAGCAATTAATAGGCAAGCCGTTTGAGGTGATTGAGAAATCATCAAATACTGAAATTTTATCAGGTCTTACCACATCTAAGCTTTCCTTCATGGTTGGCGAGGGATCCAATGCAACAGTGGTTTTGAGATTCTTATGAGGTGCTTAATGAAAAATTTAGAAGCTGTGGAAGAGGCCATGACGTGGCTTGGCACGCCATACCATCACCAAGGCCGTGTTAAAGGCGTTGGTGTAGATTGTGGCACATTAATCTGTGAAGTTTTTGAAAAGGTAGGGCTGATGGATCATTTAGATCCTCGGCCATATCCGCCAGACTGGCACATGCATCAGATGGGACAGCGTTATTTAGAGCATGTTTTAAGTGTGTGCTATGAAGTGGAAGAACCTCAACCAGGTGATCTAGTTTTATATCATTTTGGCAAGTGTATCAGTCATGGTGCAATTGTTGTGGAATGGCCCACCATCATCCATTCCTATATTCATTTAGGTGTCATCCTGCAAGATGGCACAAAAGGAAGTTTAGCCCGCCGTTGTGCGGGTTTTTTTCGTATGAAGAGGCTGAAAGAATGAGTGGAGTATTTGGTAGTACTACAATCAGCATGTCAGATACCCGTATTAACTCGATGCGGATTCAACAATCGGCCTACGGGCTTTGCCAGCCATTGGTCTATGGAAAAACCCGTGTGGCCGCCAATATGTTCTGGTACGGTGACTTTAAAGCAACGGCGCATACAACCACCACAAAATCAGGGGGTAAAGGCGGTAAAACCAAAACCAAGAATACAACCTATACCTATAGTGCCTCGTTAATGCTGGGGTTGTGTGAAAACCAGATCAAAGACATTGGCATAATTTGGGTAGATAAGGACCAGATTGTCACCAAGCAAGAGAAAGGCATTACGTTAGAGCCAATTGATCAGCTCGGTTTTGAATTGTTTGATGGCAATAATAATCCGATGTGGGGGTATATTGCAGGTAAGCATCCTGACCAGGCATTAAATTATCCTTATCTGGGATATGTTGCTGCAGCAAACTATGATCTAGGTGGCAGCGCCAGCCTTTCTAATCATAATTTTGAAGTAATCAGCACAATCACACTCTCCCCAACGATTGATGATGCAAATCCAGCGGATGTGATCGAAGATTTTATTAAGAATCCGCGATATGGTGCAGCGCCAAGCTTGAGCATTGCAAATCTGGATGAGTTCAGAATTTACTGCCAAGCAGCGAATCTCTTAATTTCACCAGCTTTTACAGAGCAGCGAGAAGCGCATGAAATTATCAATGAGATTGTGGAGTCTGTAAATTGTGCCGTGGTACCAAGCCCAGATGGACTGAAAATAAAATCATTTGGTGATGCTGCACTGACTGGCCATGGCGTGACTTATACACCAGATTTAACACCGATTTATCATTTAACAGATGATGATTTCTTAGGTGAAGATGAGCCTGTCAAAGTTCGCCGCAGCCGTGATACAGATGCCTTCAATCATGTCCAAATTGAGTACATCAATCGATACAATCAGTACAACACCGAAACTGTGGAAGCCAAGGATCAGGCCAACATAGAAATGTACGGATTACGATCTGAAGAACCCAAAAAACTAAACTTTTTTTGTGAGCCAAAGATTGCCAGACACGTGGCTCAACTTCGTTTACAGCGTTTACTTTATGTGCGAAACGAATATGAATTTCAATTGGGATGGAAGTATTGCCTACTCGAACCAATGGATATTGTGACAATTACAGATATCTCATTAGGGTTGGATCGTTTTCCTGTTCGTATTACCCGTGTTGAGGAAGATGACGACGGGGTATTAACAATTACTGCAGAGGAAGTCGCTGAGGGTTCCAGATCCGCAATTGAATATGATCTGCAAGCATCAAACGGTTATCAGGGTGGTAATGAAGAGCCAGGTAATGTTAATGCACCGGCAATTTTTGAACCTCCTCTAGATTTTACAGATGGGAAAAATGAAGTCTGGATGGCGGTCTCTGGTGGTTCTAACTGGGGCGGCTGTAATGTATGGGCCAGTCTTGATAATGCCACTTATGAAATGATTGGTACCATTTATGGATCAGCCCGATATGGTCAGCTGGTCACCCCAATTAATTCGAATGCCACAACAATGCAGATCCAGTTAAATACGGCAAGCCAGTTATTTAGTGGAACCTTACTTGATGCACAGACTGACCAGACGATCTGTAAAGTGGGTGATGAGTATTTTAACTATCAAGAAGCAACTTTAAATGGATCTGGTCTATATACATTAAGCGATGTGCTACGGGGACGTTTCAACGATGCCCAAAGCCATAATGCTGGTGAAAGCTTTATCCGGTTAGATCGCGCCATTTTTGAGTACAGCTATGCAACTAATCTGATAGGAAAATTAATCTATTTGAAGTTCACAAGTTTCAATGGACTTGAACAAAAAGAGCAGACATTGGATGAGGTCACAGCGTATAGCTATACGCTGAACGGTGGCCGTCCATCTGGCGTAGTTGGGCTATCTCTTCAATCTCCATTTGTGGGAACCACATTTAAGATTCAGTGGCAGCGTACAGCGGGTGCAAATAGCTATGTAGTGCAAGTATGGTCCAATGGTCTGAAGTTGCGTGAAGTAGATACAACCAATACCGATTATAGTTATTCGATCGAGGAGGCTAAGGTTGATGGTATTCAGCGTGCTTATACCTTAAGAGTTGCGAGTAAAAGTGGATCTAACTTAAGTACCTTTGCTGAGCTCAGCATTAGCAATCCTGTGCCACCTGTTATGACCAATATCTACACATCAGCTAATGCTGACAGTATCACGATAAATTGGGTACCAAGTGATGTACCGGATCTTAAAGATTATGCCGTTTGGTTAAGTGCCACAGCAGATTTTGATCCGGCCACAACAGCACCACGGTGGACGGGAACTGCATTAACAACAACTATAGGAGGGCTTCAAGCTACTACTCCATATTACATTCGTGTCGCAGCACGTGACGTATGGAAAGAAACAACATGGAACTATTCAAATCAGATTACACAAAGTACTTCTGAAGCTTAAAACATAGATGTAAATCTAAATTTATCTGCCTCCAATTTTGGAGGCTTTTTCATTTCTGGAGACTAGAAATGCAAGAACAAGCAGCAAGCGCGGTTGAAGCTGCTACAAACACAATCGCAGCAGCGGCACCAAAAGTATCATATGCATCAGCGGGGGCATCAGTGGCAGCGTATGCAGCAAGTGTAGATTGGGCAGTATGGTTTTCAGTTTTGATTGGTGTGATTTCATTTTTCACCACGCTTTACTTTAAACGGCGTGATGACAAGCGAGCCCAAGAGATCCACGAATTGCGTAAGAAACAATATGAGCAGACGAAAGAACGCTTGAAAGGAGATATTGATGACAAGTGAACAGACCAGGGCGTATCTGGCCTTTGCATTATTGGGGTTAATGTTTGTCATGGTAATCGCACTATTCTTTGTCGATATGCCACGTGAAAACAGCAACCTTATCAATACAGCCTTAGGTTTCATTGCTGGAGCAATGACAACGGCCTGTGGTTTCTACTTCGGTAGTTCAGAGCAGGAAAAGAAACGGGACAAGGACGGCCCAAGTCAGTAATTAACTTTTAGCAACATGACCGCCTTCGGGCGGTTTTTTCATATCTAGAGGCAAACAGGATGGATAGAGAAGCATTTTTTAAAGAGGCCCGTGCTCTGCTTGGCGGGAAATTGACACAGCCACAGGTTGATAAATTCAACAGCCTTATTGATGAGTTTCAAGGGAAGGGCATGAAAACAAGTAGTGTAGGTATTAATTTAATCAGCAGTTTTGAAGATCTAAAATTAGATGCTTATCTTTGCCCAGCAGGCGTGTGGACAATCGGATTTGGTACCACAGTTTATCCAGATGGCGCAAAAGTTAAGAAAGGTGATAAATGTACCGCAGAACAGGCTAAGGCTTATTTTGCTTATGACCTTAAGCGCTTTGAGAAAGCCGTTAATAGCGGCTTAAGTGTTGTGGTAAATCAGAATCAGTTTGATGCACTTGTGTCGTTGACGTATAACATCGGTGAAACTGCATTTAAAAAATCAACTTTGTTGGCCAGACTCAATAAAGGTGATTTAAAGGGTGCAGCAGATCAGTTTGCAGTTTGGAATAAAGGTGGTGGCCAAGTGCTAAAAGGTCTTGTGCGACGCCGTGCTGAAGAGCGAGATCTGTTCTTAAAAAAGTAATACATCATTGCAGGCGCTCAGTGAAATCGATCATATTTTGCGCCTGCATTTTTATTCTTTTACCAGGTTGCACAGCTCACACAATCAACAATAATATTCATGTTGGGATATGTGTAAAAGCCCTCTGAGGAGGGCTATATTACTTTTATGATTGTTTTTTCTTAACGGGAAGATCTAGTTTATTAGCAATTATACTTTTTAAACATTTGTAATGATCTTGTAAGGTTTCAGAGGCCTTTTCATATAAGACAGGTTCTGCTTGTTGGGTATCAATTCGAGTTTCTAGTTTATTGATTATTGTTTCTATAGCATTTTTGGCATTCTTTTCTAGTTTTATAAAATTGATATAATATGTTATAAATACTGATTGATCAGAATCTTCGCTCTTTGAAAAGTTATTGTATAGTGTTTCAACTTCTTCATTAATAAAGCAAAGTTGGGAAAATATATATATATATTTATTGTACATATCTATTAAATTTTCATATTGATAATATAGTTCAAAAAATTCATTACAATTCTCAAGATTATTGATAATTTTTTGAACCTCTCTATAATCATGGACAATTATTTTACGAAGACTTACAGATTTTTTCAGGTTTCCATCTTCGTCAGTTTCATTGTATTTTTGATAAAAATGAATGAACCACCAGTTTGATTCACTAATGATACTATTAATCTTTGAGAGGTTCTGTGAGAAATCCTGAAGATATTCTTTATGAAGATCATAACTTTTCTCTGTTCTCCAATCGTTAAATAAATATGCAGCGACGAAAGCAGCAAAAAAAGTACCAACGCCTCCAATAATTGATCCGAAATCTGAAATAAAATCTTTACTGTCAGCACTGTAATTTCTCAATGTACAGTATATAAGTAATGCAATAGCATAAATAACAATACCCCACAACAATATTGCGTAAAAAGTACTTTTATCACTCTTCATTATTCACCTACAGTTCCAAGTACTGGTATTAACTTTGCTCCAGCTAAACGAGAATTTAAAATTATTTCATAATGAAAGGGAGTTAACTACTTGTAAAAAAACCAAATCCACCAGGAGGGGTTATTTTAGGGTATTTTTTTCTATTTAAAATACCCCATGCACCATTTTGATTGTAATAGCAGGAACTGCCCATACTCATGCCACGCATATTTTTATCACATATGGTATATAACATCCCTTGTTGAATGATGAAGCCATCACAACCTTCATGTAAAAATAATGCTTGATGAATCTCTACTTTGTTATCAGCTATTCTTATATCAAGAATTATTCGTTTATCAGAGTAATCACGAATCTTAATGTTATTACCTTCATAGGTATAGTCAAAAATGTTCGTGCTTACAACCAATTCACCCTGGATTACATTTAATAAAATAACTCCATTTTGATCAGTTATTCTTAATGAAGTTGATAACCATCCATCATCTGAATGTAGTGTAAAAAATGACTGGCCATTAATCCAAATAACATGATGCTCATTGTATTTCGCGTGATCCCAGCCTAAACATGAATTAGTACCTAGATTGACATCAATCTTTTTTGATGGTTCTATTTTATATGGAGTTGTATTTGGTTTCTGGGAGTTATAAGGTTTTTTTTGCCCATGTATCAAGCGTTCCTTTGATAACTTATGTGTTGTTTTTGAGGAGTGATGATTAGGGCAAAGTAAAATAATATTATCAACGGTATGTTCTTGAACAACTGAATACTCCTCTATGTGTTCATACTCATAAAAAGGCATTCCGCAAATAACACATCCAAAAAATGAATTTTGTCTAACTTGCCTTTTGATGCTTTCAGGAATTGGTGGTCTAGATTTGCTCATATTAATTTCCATATTTGATTAGTAATATAAAATTTATGTGATAACTATTTCTTTTGTTCGTTAAGGAATTTAATCGTATTTGATACTATATTAGATATATCTGTATTACTTATACTTTGTTCCTGTTCATTCGTTGGTAGAAATTTATTAGAGCCTCTGAAAAAACTTGAAGATAAGTTGATGATTAAATTTTTACGTTGTGCTGAATCTAGCTCTCTCATATATTGAGGTAATGTTTTTAGTTCTAACACTGTTAAATTAAAGTAATCATGTAGTTTAATTAATCTATTTCTTTCCTTAATAAAATATGTAATGAGGGCAGATAAAGTTACCAATAAGGATAAATATGTTAAGAAGTTGTAGATATCCTTAAATAACTCTTGCATATATATAATTAGTAAGATTTTTGTTGTTATTATTGCTGCTATTCCAAAAAATAATATAATAATAATTCTATTTAATTTTTTGATTTCTTTTGCAGAATTAGCTACTTCATCTTGATAGCCATTTTGTAGTTCATAAGTATTTTCTATGGCTTTGTTTTCTTTGATTTTTGTCAACATTTCATGACTATCATTTATTTCTTTAACTTGAGCTTTAAGTTTATTGAGTTCAGTGTATGATTCAAATATTTTTAAATATGTATCGTAATTAGCATTTCTGAGGTTAATACCATTGCTGGAATTATTATATAAACTATTTCTTAAATTTAATATCGTTTTTGATAAGTTTTCTCTTTCACTTTGGTTAGCATTAATATAGATTTTTTTATTTAAATGATCTTCAAGATTTATTCTGTTTGTTGATATCTCGTCCCACAAGTATTCAAATTCATGGTTGCTAAGATTGCCTCTAACTTCATAATTTATATTCTCTAATTGCTCATGGATGTGAAAGTCAAAATAATGAGATTCTTGTATTGGACTGGTTGCTCCATAATCTAGGTTTTTATTCTGGATGTTTTTTAATTTATTAAATATTTCTTCATAAATAGGTATTATTGATTTTAAGTTTTCACCATAAAAACTTTTATGAGATTCAATGCGTTTTTTTAACCCCAAAAATCCTCTGTTTATTATTTTAAATGTTTCATCTGAGTTTAGGTTTATATCACTTTTAATGTCTTCGATTAGAGTTATTATATTAGCTTCGATTAGTAGGAATTTTTCCTCTGTGGAATTTTCTTGAGACATGATAAATTTGAACTCATTGTTTAAATTGTATTTAGATATTAATTGTTTAGTCTTTAATGGTCAATAATTCATCCCATCTAAATGGGTTTCTGCTTAATTTATCACGGCTCATTGACCAATTTCTATTTGGCACAAAGCAGGGGCCAATACCAATTTTTTTCTTTCCAAACTTCTGGTGAACACATTCAAGCGCCTTCATCAACCTTTCTTTCTTCTCTATCTCATCAAAATCGGTTAACAGATCATAGGTGTGGCCACTCTTCGACTCTAGACATGTTAACAACACGCCGCACTTTTTATATTTAATCCCTGCTTTGTAAATATGGTTCAGCATCAATGTAGCTGCTTTCGCTAAATCTGGCGCAAAGTCAGTAGGTTCTGGAAACGTATAGCTGACATACTTGTTGTAGAAAGGAACATTAGGATCAAATGGATTTGATTGCACAAAAGCAATGATGGTGCCGCAAAGCATATCTTCGCTTCTTAACCTTGTGCATGCATCTTGAGCATACATTGAGATAGCTTCTTTTAAATCCGTCAACTCAGTTACACGAGATCCGAATGATCGGCTGGCTACAATTTGTTTCTTGCTCGGTGGTGTATGTTCTACTTCAATGCATGAGATTCCCTGTAGTTCAGCAACGGTTCGGGCCATCACAATTGAAAAGCGTTTTTGCATCTCTCGTGGATCTGAGCTTGCTAAATCAAGTACAGTGTTAACTCCCATCAACTGTAATTTCTTCGATATTTTACGTCCTACCCCCCAGACTTCTGAAACATCGATCTTCGCAAGATAATCCTCTTTATTACACAGATCCATATTCACCAGATCGCACACGCCATCAAAGCTAGGGTTCTTCTTAGCAATATGGTTCGCTATTTTTGCTTCAGTTTTTGATCGACCTATGCCAACGCAGACAGGCAATCCGATCCATTTCAGGATCCGTTGACGCATATCTTGGCCATAGTCGGTTAAATCATAATTTTTATAATAAGCTGTCAGGTCTAAAAAGCATTCATCAATAGAATAAATCTCTTGTTCAGCTTCAGTGACAAACTGACCAAGTATCTTGTGAAACCGTCGAGACATTTCAGCGTAAAGAGCGTAATTACTCGAGAGAACTTGGACATTGTTTTTCTGGACGATATCCTTGATTTGAAAGAGGGGAACGCCCATTTTTATGCCCAGTGCTTTAGCTTCATTTGATCGGGCAACAGCACAACCGTCATTATTGCTCAGTACAATGACTGGCTTATCACGTAAGCTTGGATTAAACATGCGTTCGCAGCTAACGTAGCAATTGTTCACGTCTACGAGTGCAAATACTTTATTTTCCGATTTCATGACTTTCTTGTATTCTTCAATACAAAAGTAACGACACCCCAGATTTCTAGTTGTTGGCCATCGTTTAAATATATATTGCTGTATTCTGGATTTTCAGCTTTTAGCCAAATACCTGTTTCATCCATCATCAAGCGTTTAACAGTAAAATCATTATCGACTAAAGCGACAATGATATCTCTATGCTTAGCTTCAAGACTTCTGTCTACAATGAGCTCATCATCAATATCTATACCAGCATTTATCATTGATAGTGAGGCTACCCTTACAATGAAAGTTGCACATTCGTTCTGTATCAAGTGCTCATTCATATCTATTTTCTTATCAATGTAATCTTGTGCTGGAGATGGAAAGCCTGCTGATACTTTCTCGATCGCAACAGAAATTTGCATTCGAATAGAGGGCTCAATAAGCGAAATAGACCCTATATCAGAGAAGTACTCACGCCTTAAATGGTTCTTGATTTCGATGATTTGGGATGATGAGCTCAT